TTACATGCCGTGATATTTAAAAGGTGCATTGTATCTTGGTATTGCAATTTGATCGGATTTAAACAAATCTATCGCTATTAAATCAGCTTCAGGATTTGGTTCTGTTTTTATATCGTATGGCTTGCCTAAATAACGGCATACTTCAATCGGTAATCCCTGCCATATTTGACAAACAGTAGAATGATTGCATCTAAAATAAGCGCGTTTTTCTAGCTCTCTATTGATTTCTGGTGAGACTTCTACTTTTAGAACTGTTTGGCTATGCTTAAGTAACCATAAAATTTCTTTCTCTAAGCTTTCAATAATTTCCTGTATTTCCATAATAAAATCCTCACTCCATATTTAACTTCGATATCTCAATCTTGTTTTGATCACCATGTAGCCAACGACCGTATCGCTTGATTAGCATCTGCAAGCTATGGCCCAATTGGTTGGCAACAAATACTGGATTAACGTCTGACATTAATAACATCGTGGCATAGGTGTGTCTAGCATTATATGCTGGGCGATGTCTTACTCGAGTAGACTTCATTGCTTCAATTAAGCGCATGCGGGCAGGCTTCTCATTGTAAAAAGGCTCGTTCGTTTCTGGGCATATCATCACATAGTCATTACTGAGCTTCATAGCGTCTAGCGCCTCAAGTGCGCGCTTCGACCGGTCATTCAAATAGACTTCACGCGCTGTATGCGTCTTGGTGACCTGCTTCTCAACACCACGTACACGGCTTTTACTGATGATGACTGAGCCGTTAAACCAGTCTACATCCTTCCATCTTAAAGCGTATAGCTCGCTTGGGCGACAGCCTGTCCAAAATGCAACTTCAAAATACCAATAGTAAAACCTATCTTTACCTTCCAAATTATTATCTAGCCAATCTAATAGCGCGTTCATTTCGTCACGACTGAAAGGATCGGGCAGGCCTGTTTGCACCTTTTTGTTTTTCACCATCGCCATTGGGTTTTCTGCTGGCGAGATAAGACGCAATTCAATCGCTTTATCAAAGACGCCACGTAATGGGGTTAAGCAATTATTCAAGGTTTTATCAGTCTTAAATTCGGCATCAGCTATGATATCTCTGATAGCTTCCGATGTTATCTGATGTATTGGTATAAGCGCAAGCTCTGGCATCCAGTGTTTATTTAGCGCACTGACATAATCTTTTTTAGAATCAGGATTAGCTTCACAGTGCTTTAGGTACTTTTTGGCGACATCTTGGAATAAGATACCATCATTTACCATTACACTATCATCTTCAATCATCTTGCCTTTTGCTGCATCAAGGTCTGCTTGAGTGAGCAGACCCCATTCAGCCTTAGTAATTAGATCGCGTCTAATTTTAGCGGCTGCGCTGATACCCGCTGCACTGATTGGATAAGGGAGTGTGACTTGATACTCTTCACAGTTTCGTTCAAAGTAGATCTGGATGCTGCCCGATCTAAGCCGCACGCCTTGCGGTAACGTATGTCTGCTTGCTGTGTCATCCATTTATTATATCCTCTGATTGAGTAATATAGGTTACCACTCTCCTTCATCCAAACAACGTTTTCTGGCCATGCTTGCTTACGGTGAGTAAGTTTCTGTTCTGCAATGCCAGTTAGCTCGGCAAACTGCTTGGCATCTACCCAGTCGAGTGGGGTTAGACCCATCTGATGGAGCATGTTTAAGGTGTCGTTATCCATGACATTCTCCTTGTGCGAAATTTGGGTTTGGCTCAAAAGGATCAATAAAATGAACGAAGCGCCAAATATCACCGTTCATATCCATATAACCGTCATCATCATAGTCAACAATGAGCTTTGCACGGTATTCGGACACGCCTTTTGCGGCGTCTGGCGACTCATTACTAAATCCACATATCGCTCCAAAACCTTCGTCAATCCATTGCTGAGTTTCATTTTTTGGGATTGGGTGTTCATCAAGAAAAACGGCATGATGCTCTTCATCTGTAGCGCCTGCAGATTGGCAACTGGTCACGATATACATAAGGTTTTTGTTACCGTTGAATGTAAATATATTAGTAATAGCATTCACTGGCTTTGAGCTGTAAAGGCGTATTGGCACATCTTTAATCTTGTAATGTTTTCCGACTGTTTTACCTATCTTGCTTAAGCTCTTTAAGTAGCTAGCATTGATCAATATATTTTCGTCTTTCTCTGACTTGATGTTATCAACGTAGCCTGAAACAACGCGCTTAACGTCTGGGTATTTACCATCAATCAAACCTTTAAATCTTCTAAAGCCCTCTTTTTTAGCGCAAACAATGTCGCCAGTTGAGGTTTCTAAATGAATGTGATACTTGGTCTTAATAGCGTCCTTGATAGCACGGCGGCTAATGATGTAATCGAAGTCATCGCCCTTGTAGTCTTCACACACAATCCAGCGCAATAGCTGACGACCATCAGTAGAGTAGGCCAATACTTTGTTATCGCCACCGACAAAGTAAACACCTTCCAAGTAATATCTAACGTCTGATTTGGCAGCAGCGCATAACATAGCTTTTAAATAAGCTGTTTTTAATTCGATTAGGTCCATAACTATCTCCGCCCTTCAAAATGATTTTGACAGTCAACGCACCGGGTAACACCACCAATGGCACGTCGCTTGCTTGGTATTTCTTCACCGCATGCCTGGCAATCAAGCAATGACGGCATACTAAACGTTGGTAAGACACGCAGACGAGCTGCCATCTCAGCATCTATGCGCTCACCAGCGCGATCAATATCATCAGCCATTAGTCATCCACCTTTTTAAATTCAATTACCCAAACCCAGTCGTTGCGATCCCACGCACCTTTGCCCTGCATGCTTTCCCAATATCTTGCAAATGCTACCTTGTGGTCAGCATCCCATTCAGACCAGTGCCAACCATAATCGTCGTTGCCGGGCAATCCGTCTTTATCGGGTAAACCATACTTGTATGTACGACCACCATCTTTAGTCAGTCTTGATAAACCCATCGACAGGGCGTCATCCTCACTAATATCCTGCACACGCTCGATACGAATATCAGTTATTTCCAAGAGTAGGCGACAAGCAAACCGCGGCATTTCTTCAGCACTACGCCAATGAGGTAGGTTTTCGGGGTTACTGAAATCGAAGCGATCTCTTCCAACTTGCATCGGTATATTTCGATCTAACAATTCATCAACTACTGCAAACGGATAGTCATCATTAGGATTTTTATCAAATTCCTCGTCAGTTAAGTAATGAGGTGTTTTAGTGGTACAGTCTCGATACTCAATCGTCACTTCGCCATAATCGAAACTCCAGTTGATGGGTCTATGTTCCTCTTGCACCCACAACCGATCACCGACTTTACCAAGCGGGCAAACAAAGTCGTAAACCGAATCATTGTAAGCGCCAGTCACAAGTTCAGATAAAGTACAATCAGTTTCATCTGCCACTTTCTGCACGATTGGCACGTTGATATCTTTAATAAACTCGAAATCAAATGGCATTCTATGCTGCGTCTTATGACCTGCCAGCACTGCATTAACTTCTTCAGTAGTAAGTACCACTGGGCGTTCTTTTAATTGCGTGCTCATAATCCGACTTCCTTAGCTGTTAATGGTTCACCTTGGTTGTTAATAGGCACTACGATGTAGTGTCTGCTATGCCTATTACTATGAAATACCCATCCGCCTGCTTTAGCTTCTTTGTAGCCAATAATTATCGTCATATGATTACTTTCGTTTGTTTTACACATAACCGCCTTATCACCACGCTTAAGCATTGCGTGACATAAAGCACTACCTGCCAGCGGCTCATGACCAGGACAACCACCACCAAATACATCAAAGCCTTCACAGTCGTCACCAACTGGCATAACGGTGTGACCTGCTTCTAACAGCTTGTTTAGTTCAACCCTTGCTTCAGCATCAGATAGAGGATTACCGTTTCCATCTTCCAAAAAATCGATAGTGCCAACACGGTTGTTTCGAAGACATCCTGCTATAGACTGCTTTAAGTGATAGGTCGTCATCACTCTCTCCCGTAAGCTGTGGATATAAATAGGTTGGCATGCTTCGCTGTACCTGCCTGCTCAGATGCTTCATACACTTCATCGTCAAACCCATTCATAGGGTCTGTGACGTAGTTGTCATCGTCTTGCGCTAGATACGCCTTATGTTCGGCAATCATCGCGTCTTGACCTGCTTCCTGACGCTCAAAAGCCTGATTGATATACTGAACGCCAGCCGTTGCTGCTGTCATACCAAGAACCAGTAATGCGATAACGCCAATGCTGGCTAGAAAGTCTTTGATTGAGTTCATAACAGTTACTCTGTGTCGTTGTGATGTGTATAATTATGAACCAATGGTTCTTATATGTCAAATATAAATGAACCATAAATACATTAATAATGAACCAACAAGAACCACAGGCATAAAAAAACCGCCCAAATGGACGGTTTTTATTTATATATCTGCTATTAATCCCAGTCTAACGCCTCACGATACACGCACCAACCTAATGGTAATTTATCTACTGGCTTCGCGTGCTTTAAAAAATGGCATATCCATATATATGCCCAATCATTAGTATTCGACATATTTACCCACCACTTTGCCTACTAGATTGCATTCACCCATCGGCAGCATTTTTTGCTCATGCCAGTTTGGGTTAAGAGGTCTTAGATACATATCTTCCGATGTCTCACCCAGTACCAGCTGCTTGAATGTAGCCTCGGTATCATGATTACATTGAACTATCACAAGATCGTTATTCTTTAATGCAAATAACCCTGTTTCTGGCTCTACATAGATAATATCGTCAGGATCAAACTTAGGGAGCATACTTTCACCTCTGACAATGAGGGCAAAACCATTCTTTGATAAGTTGCTTGGTCTTGATACTTCGCCAATAGCGTCATCAAAACAAACAGAATCCACATTTGACCAACTGCCAGCAGCTACCCAACTAAGAACAGGAACCTTGTCGGAACTCTCTACCATCGTTGCATTTACGGTTCCTGTGGGAGCAGTACTACTATCTCTTGCGCCGCCGTTCTCAATGTCTCTTATTCTCTGCATTAACTCGGATGGATTTGGCTTAGTTCTTTTTTCGCCTTGACCAGCAGCCAACCAATTGAAATTAACACCTAAGAATTTGGCTAGAAACTCTATGTTGTGATGGTCAGGAAGTGTTTCAGCTTTCAGCCATTTATTGATAGCTCTATCAGAGATATCAAATCCTGCTTCTCTTTTTAATCGCTGAGCACTGCCGCGCTGTGTATAACCTTTCTCAGTTAGCGCATCATTCAGCCTTTTTGCAAACGCAACTTTTGCATCATCTGAACTATTCATCTTATTTGCATTCCTTATGAACCGTTTGTTCAATTGTATTTCCTATTGAATGAAAAGTCAGTACCTGTTAATATGAACCAATTGTTCTTAAAATAGGAATTCAACCATGCTCGAACAATCTCTAAAAGATTTCATAAACAAAGAATGCGGCGGTATTCCTGCGGTGGCTAAAAAGGTAAGTCTAAGCGAGAGAGCTATTTATAAATGGGCATCAAACGGCTCTTTACCTCGCACTGAATATTCCGATGAAACCAAATACTCTCAAGCGCTTTCTGATATTTCAGGTGTGCCAGTAGACCAGATTAAAGAGTCTTTTAAACCCCGTCCTTGTTAGTTGGATACTACAACCAACCACTCATCAACAAAACGTTTTTATAAATAGGCAGAACACGATGAACGTAATAGACGCAGCACACAAGACAGTACATAACCCAAAGCATGGAGGCAGTATCGCATTGGCAGCACGTATGGGTATGTCGAGCACCGTGCTCAACAACAAAGTTAATCCAACAACCAATACGCATCATCTACGTTTGGATGAAGCACTTACGATCATGGAATACACAGGTGATACCAGTATCATCCAAGCGATGGCTCAGCGTCTTGGGGGCGAGTTCACAACATCAAGCAGTCAGACACCGCAGGCAAGCTTGCTTATGACCGCCTTGTCAGCTTCTGCTTGCCAGGGTGAATTGATGGTTGAGATGTATAGAGCATTAGAGGATGGAATTATTGACTGCAAAGAGAACGAGTCAATCCAAAAGAATATTCAAGACATGATTGTTGCCTTACGTACGCTTGGCAAGCATGTTACTGAAAAATGCGAGGGGAGATAATCATGCCAGCCAAAAATTGCAACAACTGCTCTTATTGCAAAAGCGTCGCGGCTGTAGAAGTCACTGGCGACGAACATGCAATCAAACGTGAGTTTGAGCGTATCGAGCGCAATCAACAGATTATTGATTTAACCGATAAGCTAGAAGCGCTTGACTACCTGAGAGCCAAACAAGCAAAAAGCCCATCAGCTGTAACTGATGGGCTTTAGGTGTTTCTGTAATACAAACATTCGATAAAGGAATCTTACAATGAATATTCAGAATTTGCAAACTAATAATCAAACAATGAGCAGTCGTGAAGTTGCTCAGTTATGTAATAAAGATCATCGCCATGTGTTGCGCGATATTGATGATTTGAATGCAACGTATGAAGTAATGGCACTGCCCAAAATTGGGCAGTCAAATTATATCGCTGATAACGGACAAAGCTATCGCCAGTACTTACTTAATAAAGAACAGACTATTGACCTGATTACTGGCTATCGTGCTGACATCCGCATACGCATCAATAGACGCTGGCAAGAACTGGAGGCCCAAGCAAGCGCCCCAGTTATACCGCAAACTTTATCTGAAGCATTGCGCCTTGCCGCTGATCAAGCTGATGTTATCGATAGTCAAAATACACGCTTAGCACTTGCTGAGCCTAAAGCAGCCGCATTGGATATCATCGATGGTGCGTCAGGCCGTTTTAATGTACGCGAAACAGCTAAGACTCTATGCATACCGCAAAACAAGTTTATTGATTGGGCCATCGCCCATGACTGGCTATATCGTGATAACGCCGCCAAGCTACAAATGGTCAGTAAACGCATGAAGCAAGGCTTTATGACTCAGCGCTCTGTTACCTATAGAGACAGCAATGGCGCTATACAAGCGACTATGCAACCTCTATTCACGCCAAAGGGCCTTACGCACCTTGCTAAGACCTTTGCCATCGTTCATGAGGTGGCGTAATGCATTTCTACAACTTCAATATTTCTGATTTCAACAACTCAACACGTCATCTGTCATTGCCTGAGCGTGCTATCTATCGCGATTTGATAGATATGTACTATCACAACGAACAAGCCATCGACGCTTCAGATATGGATAGGCTGGCACGTCGTCTGCTATGTACTACTGCTGAATATCGCGCAATGCTCGAATACATACTTGATGAGTATTTTGTCAAACGAGGCAAGCGCCATCATCACCATCGTATCGATAAAGAGATTAAAAACTACAAATACAAAAACGGTCACGCAAATGTCACGCAAGCTGTCACACCAAGTCACACGCATGTCACAAGCGATGTCACGCCAAGTCACACCGATGTCACACAAGGTCACGCCAATATTGATGTGACAATGACAGCAGCAGAACGCCAACGCAAGTCACGCCAAGACAAGCGCAAGATGATTGATGACCTTACTAATATAGGTGTATCGGTTGACAGTAGTATTAAATTAACAGACCTAAGAGAGTTGCACGCTAGTCACATTGATGCGGTCACAGCATTTGTCACAAATAATAAGAATGATGATGTCACGCAAGCTGTCACAAGTGGTCACAACGATGTCACGCAAGGTCACACAGAAAACGCTGCTATAACTAGTAACCATGAACTAGAAACCAATAACCAACAACCAGTTAGTGATAATACGCGAACACACGAGGAAAACTCGGTTGTTGGTAATTCTGTGGATAACTCTACTGATGACAGTCAACTCTCAGAAACTCAACCGGTACCAGTTGAACCTCCACAGCAGCCACAACCATCAGTCAACCAGCCAGCCACCAAAGCCGACCAGATACGTGACCAACGTGCAGATGATATCGAGAATTGGGAAGCACCAACCATCGATGAAATGCGTGGCCAGTTATTCAAGGCAGGCAAGATGATTCAGCTGACTGATGATCAATATGATTTTGAAGTCTCAGCATTCAAAGCTTACTACGCTGAGCAAGCGCTGACAGGCAGACCACTCGCCACAGAATCAAACCGCAAGGTCAGACTGGTCAAGTGGATGATACGTGAAGCAAACAACCAGAAAGCCGATCAGTCACGTCAGGAAAAAGCAAAGGGCCGTTTCTCTACGGATAACGAAGATTGGGGCACCACTGCAAGCAAGGGCAGCTCAAAC